CCATTCTTACTGCTGATTGCAGTGATTTGACTTGATTTGTTGTTCATTTTGCTCATAATTTACTGATTTTCAATTGTTTAGATTATCTATTCATATATGGGATTATCCCTTATCAAATATACATAATTTAATTCTAATTCTAGTCTAATTGTATGGGTTTTTTATGTCAAAATGTTTCTTGCAATCTATACTATGCTTACTGCTTTCTATACTACGCAGATTGCATTGGTTATCACAACAGAATGTTAGGTTATAAATTCAATGGGGAATAGGTTAACAGAGATGTCTCTGTATCTCAATGATATCAAGGCTTTGCAGATGTCTCTTTAAAGAGACAATGTTTACTTTTCATTTCAGCGATGCAATGTTATTGCACACATAGACTAGCTATAGCAATTGCTTTCGCAGAATCGACAAGCATCTAGATGTGCAATAAAAAGCTAAACTATTTGCATACATGCATGTGCTATATACTCTCTAGAAAAAAGCTAAAAAAATCAGAAGTTACAGATGTTTTTGCTCAAATTTGATTAAAAAAAAATGACTTTCTTTTCGGGGGGTGTGTGCGTATATGCTCTGAGAACCCATTACCTCAATATATCTGATAATTTTTTTTTCGTAACTTCGTATAAATAATTAAAACAAGCGTTATGAATAATTTAAAAATGGAGGGAGGTAGACTTATAAATGACCGCCCAATTGGAATGAGTGGGATATCTCATGCTGCCCAGTTAAGGAAGCAAAATAAGTCACGAAGTTTGACACAGGACATTGCTGATGGCATTGAATTGGCAGAAAACAGGTCGATGATTGTTAAGTTTTTAAAATAGTTTTCTATTTTGGGAGGAGAGGTTTCTATATGTTGCCTCTTTTTTTTGTTAATAATGTGACAACTTTGGGTGTTTTTATTAGTTTTGTGACAGTTTTGTGACAGTTTTGTGATAGTTTTAAGGGGTTAACTTATTGATTATCAGCTCTGTGCTTTTTGTGACAATTTTTATTAGTCCCGTTAGGGGAAAGAAATATAAATATAATAGTTTTTTATATATTAGATAGGGGCGTTTTTTTTGTCACGTTTGTCACACGCAATGATTTTAGAATAATTATTGTATATTTGCTTAACGAAATTAAATTAAATTAAAATGAATCAATCATCAGGTGGTTACTCACCAAAGGAGCTTACGATTGGCGAAGACTCACAGAAGAAACTTCTTCATGGTATCGAGATGATATCGAGTGCGGTCAAGAGCACATTAGGACCTATGGGTCAGACTGTAATAATCGAATCACAACATCACTTACATGGAATGACAGTCACCAAGGATGGTGTAACTGTTGCTAAGAGTTATGACATGGCAGACCCTGTTGGCAACTTGGCGGTAAAGATGATGAAGGAGGCGTCAGCCAGGACTGCAACTTCAGCAGGTGATGGGACTACTACTGCGATAGTATTGACAGAAGCACTTGTCAAGCAGGGGTTGAAATTTATTACAGGTAATGTAAATAAGACAGAGGTTCTTAGACACATTGTGAGTGAGACTGAGTTGATTGTTAAGGAATTAAAATCGGAAAGCAAGAAGGTAACCAAGAAGCGTTTATTGGATGTTGCTACGATATCGGCTAACAACGACAAGTTTATTGGCAAGATTATATCGGACTGTTACAATGAGGTTGGCAAGAGTGGTATAGTTACAGTAGAGAACTCGCCTACACCAAAAACTTTTTACGAGACCACGAAGGGGATAAAGATAGACAAGGGATACTCGTCACCGATGTTTATAAACCACCAAAAGAAGGATGAGTGTATACTTGACGATGTACACATACTTGTGTGTGACTCAGACATTTCTAACATACTTGAGATAGAGAACATATTAAAGCCAATCATACAAGATAAGAAAAAATTATTGATTATATCCCCATGCAGTACGAATGTGATAGCGACCTTGGCAGCTAATGTACAGAAGAGGGGACTTCAGATATGTACAGTACCACCACCAAACTTTGGATATCGTCAGCACGAGTTGATGCAGGACATTGCGTTATCGGTTGGTGCTACATACTTTTCGGAAAAAACGGGTGATGATCTTAGCCTCATTGAGTTTTCAGATTTGGGACACGCTTCCAGGGTGATAGTTGGGAGAGACTCATCTGTGATACTAAGTGAGGCAGAAGATAATGCTAGTGTAAACACAAGGGTTTCAGAGTTGTGGGATGCACATAAAATTACAAAACAGAGTCAGGACAAGGACTTTATACTTCAGAGGATTGCATCCTTAACGGGAGGGATAGGTGTTATATACGTTGGTGGTAATACTGACTTAGAGCAGAAGGAGTTGTATGACAGGGTTGATGATGCGGTATGTGCCTCACGTTCAGCACTTGAGGAGGGTATCCTTCCAGGAGCAGGTATGGCATTAGCAAAAATAGTTTACAGACCACAGGGTGACAATAATGAGCCAGAGCTTGTTGTAGCCAAAAAAATTTTAGAGAACGCATTACAAGCTCCATACAGACAAATTCTTAACAATGCAGGACTCGACCCTGATGAAATTTTAAAGGAACATTACTTAGGTGGCTTCTCGTTTGGATACAACCTAAAAACCAAGGAGTATGGTGACCTGATAGAGATGGGTGTCATTGATCCGACCAAGGTAACCAGGTCTGCATTGCAGAATGCGGTATCGGTTGCGGTAACTATTTTATCAACCAATGCTATTATTACAATGGCTAGAACATACGAGACAGAATGAAACCAATCGGGAAATACATAATTATTAATGAGATTGCAGAGGAGATAAGTACGGAGTCTGGTATCCTTCTAACAAATGAGGACACCAAAGATTTGAGATACAAGAAGGGTGTGGTTATAATGCCAGGTACTGACGTAGATGTTGTTGGAATTAACGATTATATCTACTACGACTCAAGGGCAGGTTACAAGATGGTTATTAGCGGAACTCAGCATAGCGTTATTTCGGAGTCTGATGTCGTCGTTGTCTTGTAGCAGCATTCATTTCTTTTATAAAATTTCGATACACCTTGTCGGTGTATGACACGTTTTTCAAAAACATAGGGTTACCATCGTTGCTACTAGGAATTTCTTCTCCATCTAGCTTTTTATATATTGATGTGGTGACTCTTTTTGCTTTATGAGATAGTGTATATACTCCCTTATATTTTCCTTGACGTTTTCTAAAAACCTCTATCCAATTATCACGCAATAGATTATCAAACCTGTGTACGTTCCAACTAATAAGTGAATCAAATTCATCAAACTTATCTTTTGAAAAGTATTCTTCTGATTTTAAAAATAGTAAAATATCTAGGTCAGCTTGGCTTAGTCCGTATTTTACTTTTACAAACTGACGTACTACCCTCCAATATTTTAAGTAGTCTGATTTCATAAAATTTAATTTAGTAACTTTGTGTTGTAAAGATACAAATTATGACTGACGAAGAAAAAAAAGCTTCCGCTTCTAAAAAGAAAAAGAATGACACTTTAGCTTTTAGAAATAGCACTACTAAGGCTATAGCTGATTTAAAGTCAAAAAATAAAAAGCTTACTTCGGAGGCGATGGCTAACAAAAATAAAACCATAGCAGCCAACAGAAAAAAAGCAAAGTCAGCAAGACGTAAAAACGTAACGGACAAGTATACTAAAATAGTAGGTCTACAAGGACTTCAAGGACTTCAGGGTCTATCACCAAAAAGAAAGAAATCATGAGTTGTAAAGGATTAACAGGTAAGGCTTTAGCGGATTGTAAAAAAAAGAATCCAACATACAAAAATTTTGCAATGGCTAATCAAGCTAGAAATAAATCAGAAGGTGCAGATACAAAAAGACCTGCTAGAAAAAGAGATAGCGTTCAGTATGCAAGAGGTTATAAAATGGGTAGAGCAGGTAAGAAGCCTACGGCAAATAGTAATCCTTATGGGGAAACTGAGTTTGAGAAAATGGGTAGATGGGAAGGACAGAATACAAAAAAGAAAAAATAATGAAAAAATTAAAACCTTATTTTACACAGGCAAGTAAAAGCATGGGTGGAAAGCCTGAGAAGTTTGGTTTACCATCTAACAGTCAAATAACAAATAGTGTTTATGCCAAGTGTGGTAAAAATAAAAAGTAATGGCTTATAAAATGAAAAACACTTGTTGGAAGGGATATAAACCGATTGGTATGAAGAAGAAGAACGGTAAAAAGGTTCCTAACTGCGTACCTGTAAAAAAGAAAAAGTAATGGCAATACCAGAGGGAACAAAATTTCATGGAGTAGCTTCATTTGTTGACACAAAAAACAAAGGGTCTGAGCAGGCAAATGCTATGAGAGACGTGTATACTATTGAACAGTTATCTAAGTTTGTAAATGAGTATATATTAAACAACTCAATAACTAGAATAATACCTTACTTTTTACAGGCTTTTGAGTCAGGAAGTAGTGACTATGATACTGATTACAATATGGTTGACATTGATTGGGTAGGAGGTCCTGGAATATATGTTTTAAACATTCCTTCAGCAACTGAAATTCCATATAGGGTTATTAGAGTGGTTAATAATGTTACTGTAGGTGCAAACGATAAAGTACACGTAACCCCTCCTTTTGGAGAGACTATAGATGGTGCTTCTTTTTACAATATACAAAAACCATTTAACGGCATATCAGCTTGGTCAGATGGTACTAGATGGGTAGTTATACAAGCAAAATCAGAATAAAATGGCAACACCCAGGAAAGGAAAAGCAAAAGTAAAAATTACCGCAAGCGGTAAGAAGGTAAGTTACGGACAGGCAGGTAAAGCAAAAGGAGGTGGTTCAAGAGTGAAACCAGGGACATCTAAGGGTGATAGTTACTGTGCTAGAAGTTTGGGCATAAAAAGAGGTTTAAGCAGGAAAAAACAAAGTGACCCAAATACACCAAACAATTTATCTCGTAAAAGATGGAAATGTTCAGGTGCAAAGTCTAGAAAATAAACAATTAAAATATTAGTATCTTTGATAAAATATAACTTAAATGAAATTAAATCAAAAATCAAAAGGGTTAGGAGACTCTATTGAAAAGTTTACTACAGTTACAGGAATAAAAAAAGTAGTTGATACTGTTTCTAAAGTAACAAAAAAAAATTGTGGATGTAATGAAAAAAAAGATGCTTTAAATAGAGCGTTTCCATATAATAAATAAATAAATAAATAAATAAATAAATAAATAAATAATATGATACCACAAGGTTCAAAATTTCATGGAGTATCTTCTTTTGTTGATACAAAAAATAGAGGGTCAGCTACAGTTAATAAAAGAAGAGATTCTTATACAATAGAAGACGTTCAAAATTTTAATACATATTCAGCTTGGTTAACCGACGATGGTTCTGGTGGACTAAATGCTGAAGTTGTGAGTTTTAATTTACCTATCCCAAATTTAGCTGAGATTTCAATTCAAAGAATAGGTCCCTTCCCTGGATCGGGTGGAAGTTGGAGATTTGATTTTCTTGATTCTGAAGGAGAAAATGTTGAAGGTGATTTTAGAAGAAAATTATTAGTAACTTTTAGTACAATGGACGAAGATCAAGCGCAGTCTGGTTCTCTTTTTTTTGCTTACGTAGATTATAGTGGTAAGGCAAATACAACAAATGTCGGACTTATTGAAGACGAGGGTGAGGAAATATTAAATTCTGAACAGTTTTTTTTCAGTATCAGGTGGGTTGAATAAAGAAAGAATAAAAAACTATCGTCTTTTATTAAGAGAATTAAAACAAACTTTTAATTATTCTCGTGAAGGATATTATTGGGGAAATATTCCTATTAATATTTCATCACTAAGAGTAATAGATGCAATATATAAACCAAAATTTAAATTTTTAGATTTAGGTTGTGGTTCAGGAAATGTATTAGAATATGCTAAAAATATAGGGTATGATGTTTTTGGTGTTGAATATGATAAATCTTTAGAAAAATATTTGCATGAATACAAGTATTTAATTTATAACATAGAAGATTTAGATGAAAAGTTTTTTGAAGATTTTGATGTAATATATTCTTATCTTCCATTAAAAAAAAACAAAGAAAAGTTTTTAAAAAAAGTAATAAAAGGAATGAAAATAAATTCTTTATTGTATATACCTTATAATACTATTAACGATAGTAGAGTCAAAGAGATATCTAATTGTTGTTTTAAAAAAATAAATAATAAAGAAGTTTTTAAAAAATAAAAAAATGGCATATCAAAAATTACAAGCAAGTAGAGCGTCTTTAGTCACTCCAAGTGATACTGTAAATATTCCAAGTATTTCTAGTGAAAACGGAAGAGGTAATAATGGATGTGTTTTATATGTAGGCACAGGAGGTGATTTACGAGTATTAACCGCAGGAGGTGATGATGTTGTATTTGCAGGATTTCCAAATGGAGCATTTTTACCTGTAAATGTGGTAAAAGTTTTTGCAACCAATACAAGTGCTTCAGGAATTTTAGCTCTTTGGTAGAATGTATATAGCAATAGCAAACGCAATTTATTCTTCAGGTGCTGAAGGTGGTGGTGGTGGAAAAGTTCCATTAACAGACGCAACTTTTCAGCAGGCGGTAAATGATGCCTTAGCAGAAGAACCTGTTACAGGACTATTTGATGTAGTTCCTTATGGAATGATGCCTGATTGGGATGTTAGTCAGGTTACTATTATGTTGGATGCATTTAACTCAGCAGAGTTCTTTAATGGGGACATTAGTGCTTGGGATGTTAGTAGTGTAACTGATATGGAAGATATGTTTAATAGTGCTTATTCATTTAATCAGTCATTAAATTCTTGGGATGTTAGTAGTGTAACTAATATGGAAGGTATGTTTTCTGATGCTGAAGCATTTGATGGAGACATTAGTGCTTGGGATGTTAGTAGTGTAACTTATATGGATTATATGTTTTCTGGTGCTATTGTTTTTAATCAGCCTTTAGATTCTTGGGATGTTAGTAGTGTTACTAATATGGGAGGTATGTTTGATAGTACTGAAGTATTTGATGGAGACATTAGTTCTTGGAATGTTAGTAGTGTAACTGATATGGATAGTATGTTTTCTGGTGCTGAAGCATTTAACCAAAATATAAATTCTTGGGATGTCAGTAGCGTTGAGATTATGGAAGGTATGTTTTCGAATGCTATTGTTTTTAATCAGCCTTTAGATTCTTGGGATGTTAGTAGTGTTACTGATATGTCAAGTATGTTTTCTGAAGCACCATTATTTAATCAGTCATTAAATTCTTGGGATGTTAGTAGTGTTACTGATATGTCAAGTATGTTCAGAGTTGCTGAAGCATTTGATGGAGACATTAGTGCTTGGGATGTTAGTAGTGTAACTTATATGGATTATATGTTTTCTGGTAACAATTTTGGAACTAATACTATATTTAATAGAGACATTAGTGCTTGGAATGTTAGTAGTGTAACTGATATGCGTCAAATGTTTTATAAAAATATAGCATTTAACCAAAATTTATCTCTTTGGGGTATTACTCAAGTAGTCAATTTTATTGATTTTATGACAGATGTCACATTATCAACTCCTAATTACGATGCTTTGCTAATAGGATGGGATGCACAAGGTGCAATGTCTTTTAGTGGCATAGTAAGATTTGGTAGCTCTCAATACACACCAGGAGGAGCAGCAGAGGCAGCAAGAACAAGTCTTGTAGCAAAATGGGGTGGAATTAATGATGGTGGACCAGCAACTGTTCCACTTATCCTTAGAGTAAAAACTGATAATGTAGGAGCAAGTAATGATGACCAATTTACGCTACAAGTTAAAAATGGCACTGGGTATGATTATGATATTGAATATGATGGTCAAACATTAACAGGTCTAACAACTGACAATGATGTTACATTAACTTTTCCAAGTGGTGCAGGAAGCTATGATATAAGAATTAGTGGTTCTTTTCCATTACTATTTTTACAACAGTCACCTGATAAATCAAAGTTAATAGAAGTTAAACAATGGGGTAATACAAATTTTGGTGGTACAAACTCTATTCAATCTGCATTTGCTTATAATAATTTACTTACTACGGTTTCAGCAACAGATGTTCCAGTTGGTCCTTTTACGAATTTACAAGGAATGTTTTCATTTTGCTCATCATTAGTCTCTATTCCTAATTTAAATAATTGGGATGTGAGTAATATAACATCTATAGATTCAATGTTTAGAGAGGCATCAAATTTTAATGGTGATATGAGTAGTTGGAATACTAGCAATATAACAAGTATGAGTTATATGCTTAGTAATGTACCTCTTTTTAATGGAGATATAAGTAGTTGGGATGTAAGTAGTGTAACAAATTTTAAGTGGTTTTTATATAATAAATCATCGTGGAATAATGATTTAAGTAGTTGGGATGTGAGTAGTGCTACAAATATGGAGCGTATGTTCCAAAGTTGTACAATTTTTAATAGTGATATAGGAAATTGGAATGTGAGTAATGTAACTGATATGAGAATTATGTTTGCATTTTGTTCTTCTTTTGACCAAGATTTAAGCAGTTGGCAAATATCCCAAGTAACCAACTTTAATGATTTTATGACAGGCGTAACATTATCCACTACTAACTATGATGCTTTATTAATCGCTTGGGATGCTCAAGGTGCTATGTCTTATAGTGGTACTGTTAATTTTGGTAATTCACAATACACATCAGGAGGAGCAGCAGAGGCAGCAAGAACAAGTTTAATAGCAAAATGGGGTGGAATTATAGATGGTGGAGCAGTACCTGTTCCATTTACTATAAGTGTTAAAACTGATAATGTAGGTACTAGTAATTCTGATCAATTCACAATACCTTGGACTGGAACTTATGATGTAGATTGGGGAGATGGGAACACAGATACTAGTGTTGTAAATGCACAAACACATACTTACGCAACTGCAGGAACCTATGATGTTAGCGTAACTGCTACTAGTGGTCGAATTGCTTTTGCCAATGGCGGGGATAAATTAAAATTATTAGATATAAAAAGTTGGGGGGATACTGCTTGGACAACCATGGCTTTAGCTTTTAGAGGGTGTTCAAATTTAACTGTTTTAACAGCAACAGATACGCCTGATTTAAGTAATTTGAATGGGATAAATTATATGTTTGACGGCTGCTTAAACTTTAACAGTCCTATAAATAACTGGGATGTTAGTAATGTGACTAATATGGAAGCTGCATTCAACGATGCGTTTGTATTTAATCAAGACCTAGATTTATGGGACGTAAGTAATGTAGTAAGTATGACCCAGATGTTCCAGAACGCAAAAGTATTTAATGGAAATATTACTACTTGGAATGTAGGTAATGTTCTATCTTTTAGTAGTTTTCTTAACAATTGGAGGGTTCAATCTGGCACATTTAACCAAGATCTTAGTTCTTGGGATGTGAGTAGTGCAACTAATATGTCAGGTATGTTTTCATATCAGTCTTCTTTTAATCAAGATATAACTTCTTGGAATGTAAGTAGTGTTACAAATATGAGTATTATGTTTGCTTTAAGTGGTTTTAATCAACCAATAGGAATCTGGAACGTGAGTAATGTGACTGATATGAACCAAATGTTTGAATGGTCCGCATTTGATCAATCATTATCTGCGTGGAATACTTCTAACGTTACTAATATGGCAAGGATATTCAGAAATGTATCAAAAGTAAGAAATAATATTGAAATTTCTGGATGGACTGTAAGCCAAGTGACTAACTTCTTGTTTTTTGCAACTGGAACAACATTATCCACTACTAACTATGATGCTTTATTAATCGCTTGGGATGCTCAAGGTGCAATGTCTTTTAGTGGCATAGTGCCTTTTGGTAGCTCTAAATACACATTAGGAGGAGCAGCAGAGGCGGCAAGAACAAGTTTAATAGCAAAATGGGGTGGAATTACAGATGGTGGTGGAGTAGTAGCACCTTTAATACCATTAGCCAATATCATTTCAGAATACAAATTTGAAAACAATACTCTTGATACAGTGGGAACTAATAATGGAACTGCAACAAATATAACTTATGCAAGTGGATTAGTAGGACAAACAGGAGTTTTTAATGGAAGCACTTTGGTTACTCTTACGGAAATCAAAAAAGTTGGGAGTACTCCAAATTGGTCTATATCGGTATTAGTTAATTTTAACACCTTTAAGCTTAATAACGATATTTATTCTTGTTGGGTTGGAGGTGATAATTTGACTTTCCTAATAAGAGAACAAGGGGGCGGACAGTTGGAGTTTTATACTTATTATAATCCAAGTTCTATAGGTGGAGGTTTTGCCATTGTTACAAATATAGGGGCTTGGTATCATATTGTTTGTACCTACGATGGTGCAACAATGAAGGCTTATGTGGATGGTGTAGATACTCTTTTTGACGTTTCCGCAGTTGGAACTCTACCAACACCAACAGAACCCGAAAAAATAGGGGGCAGAATAAATCCATCTTTTGATGGAAAAATAGATTGTTTGAGGGTTTGGGATAAAGCACTAACACAAGAAGAAATAACAGACATAGCAACAGCAGAATTAGCAGGAACAGACATTAATCCATAAATCAAAATGTCAAGACCAATTATAAACAATATGAGATTTTTAAATCTTTATTGTGGCTATATTTTAAACGAAAAAGAAAGAGAAGTTATTACAGAGTTAGCGTTATGCGAAATGAATGTAATACCAATTCATCATAGGAGAAAACCTTTTGAGTTGGTAAAAGAAGCTAAAAGATTGGCTAAATATAGAAAATGGGTAACGTTAAAAGAAAGATATAAAATCTAAATAAAAATAATAAAATGGCAGAATTAAAATCTTTACAAAATACAAAAATATGTTATCCAACAAATGATATTTGGTTTATATGTTGGGATAATACGAGGGAAAACATAATGGCTTATGGTCTTATAACTCCTGAGCAATGTATGGAAACTTATTGGACAGAAATAGATTATTATGATAATGAGATTGAATGGGGAGAGGTTTTAATAGCTAACGGAATAAATCCTTTTCCTGATGATGAGATTACGGGAAACCCGTAATTATATAAAAAATAATTTTATTAACTTTGTTTATGAAATCAACTGTTACATATTATTTTTTTGAAAATAACTCTTTGTTGATTGATGTTAAAATAAAGTACGAATACATTAAAAAAGATGTTTAATAAAATGACCATATCCGATATAAAAATTTATTTATTAAACTCTGTAGCTTTAGTAGCATCATTTAGTGGAATCGAAGCATTGCTTAAGATAGTATTACTAATTGGCTCTATAATATATACTTCACAAAGAATTCATATTAACTATTTAGAAAATAAAAATAAAGAAAAGTAAATCAAGCGGTTAACTTAATAAAACTGAAATTAGTCATTTAGTTCAATTGAACTTCCGCTTGTTTTTTTTATATTAAAATAATGGATGAAACTTTTATTGAAATGCTTAATGAAGTTAGAGAAAAGTTTGGCAAACCTATTGTTATAAATATTAAAGAATTATCTGCAAATATATCTTGTACAGACCCTTTTGATAGATATCATTTAATATACTTGCTTCAAGAAATTGGTTTTCAAAGAATCGCAATATCAGATACTTTTATTTATGTAGATTTAAACTTTGAAAAATCACAACAAGTAATTGAGTTATTAGTATGAATAAAAAAGTTATTTTACAAAGAGTATGGATGGATGAGAATCAATCTACAGGCTCTTTAATTGTTTTAGATGAATTACGTCAACCTATCTATATTAGTCCTTGTATTGAAAGGGGTGATAGAAATAACGAAAGGAATGTGTCTAACGTACCAACAGGAACTTATCCATTAGTGTATGAGCTTTCTCCTAAGTTTGGAATGGTATGGGAATTAAAAGATGTTCCTAATAGGTCAGAATGTAAGATTCATGTAGCAAATATGTGGGACCAGATTAACGGATGCATTGCACCAGGCACATATCTTGGTGAATTAAATAATGATGGATATTATGACACACTAGGTAGCGGAGATGCTCTTAAAAGGTTTAATGAATCATTAGAAGATATGGAGGATAAGGGAACAACAATAACTATATTTAATTCTTACCTTTAAAATGAAAAAAATATTAGAGTTTTTTGGTACAAAAGTATTTAAACAAATCGGAGATGTTGTTGACGAGTTGTTTACTAGCGATGAGGAAAGGATAAGAGCTAAGAATGAAATATTTAAAGTTCTTAAAGAAAAAGAGCTTGAGCTGCAAAGAATGCAAACTGAAATAATACTAGCAGAAGCAAAAGGGAATTGGTTACAAAGAAGTTGGAGACCTATTCTTATGTTGTCATTTGGTTTTATAATTATATATACAAAATTTATATCACAACTATCAACTAGCTTAATAACACCTGTTCTAGAACCAGAGTTTTGGGAATTACTAGAAATAGGTATTGGAGGTTACGTTATAGGTAGAAGTGGAGAAAAAATCGTAGATAAACTAGCTCCAATTTTTAAAAATAAAAAATAGTATCTTTGTTTAAATGTTTAACTTATTTCTTTAAAAAAATATTTATGCCAAAAATAAATACATACCCTACAGTAACTCCGCAGGGAAGCGATAAGATAGTTATTACTCAGGCTAATTCTACTCCTGAAAATGCAACTAAAAATATTACAGTTGACTCACTAAAAGCTTACACAGGAGTGATACCAACTCCTGAAATGTATGCTTTAAAAAGTACTGTTTCTACTGCAGAAACTAAAACAAAGTTGTGTATTTCTGTTCCTAATATGTCAAATGAAACGTGGATGAATCAAAGTCCTCGTTTGTTTATGTTTAGGTTTTCTAAAAATAAATACTATAGTGATGTAAATGGCAATAAATTAAAAAGAAAAACGTTTGTCCATCCTAGTCATCAAAGAGGCGAAAGAATGGAATTAGATTTTTCTGGAACTAATTGGGGTGCAGGTAATCAAACATATAGCAGGGGAATAGACACAGAATGGGATTTTAATTCTGACTTAAAATTTGCAGGAACACAAGATTTAATTACTGATTTTTCTAAAGTAAGAAGTACCGCTTATGTTGAAGTTCCTTTTAATAAATTACAGTTTTTAGTAGACAATAATAACCCATTAACAGAATTAACTAATTTTCCTGTAACAACAAGTGACTTATCTCTTAGGTGTGCTAATGGTTCTTCACTAGCATTAGCTAGAGCTTTTAATATACATAATAACTCATTAACACCTACTAATATAAGAGGTGTTAGAGTTTCTTACAAGGTATTAATGAAATTTGCTATAGGTGTTGTTAATCCATCATGGACTAATACAAATCATCAAAAGCCTTATATAATTGGAGGTATGTCAGATTCTGTGAATTTAGTATATCAAACAGATACTGAAGGAATACCAGGAACAAATAATATAGTTAAGTATCAAATAGCGATAGGTGATAATGCATCTATTTCAAGAGTGATTACGCAAAATTAAAATATTGGGGAGTTTAAGTGTAAGGTATTCTTTTGTAGAGACCTTAGTGTAAAGTATTCTTTCGTAGAGGCTTTAGTTTTTTTCTCCCCCTCGTATAGAATACCTCTGTTAATTCAGGGGTATTTTTTTTTAACTATATTTGTTATAAATTAAATTTAATTAAATGAATGATATTAGAAAGATAGCAGTGGGTCCTGACTATAAAGGAGGTGCTATGCATTATGTTGTAGGTCAGGAAGTTTTAAAAGGTTCATATATTATACATCACATTAAATATAATGAAGAATTAAATTCTTTTCAAATATGGATTGAGTCTCCTTATACCAAAGAAATTGTATGTTGGAAGTATTTTGTAGGTATGCCTGTATCTGTTGAATATAATATTAATTTCTAATGAGGTCACCATATTTATTCATTACTAAGCCTTTAGATGATAAAAGATACAACAACACCAAAAAAATAGGTGACGTAGATTTTATAACTAGCACATCTGAAGAGAATCACATGGCTTCCAATAGGATAGCTGAAGTGATAGCCACACCAATTGTATACAATGGTCCTATAAAAGTAGGAGATAAGTTATTGGTACACCACAATGTTTTTAAATTCTATAATGATATGTATGGAAGAAGAAAAAGTGGTAGAAGTTTTTTTAAAGATAACTTGTTTTTTGTAGAGCCTGATCAATTTTATTTATATCATAATGGTAAAGATTGGAAAACTCATGGTAGATACTGTTTTGTTAAGCCTTTAGATACAGAGGATTATTATCTATATAAGAATACCAATGAAGAACCATTAGTTGGTGAAATAAAATACACTAATGACTACTTACACTCTCAAAATGTAAATCAAGGAGATAAAATTTGTTTTAAGCCAGAAAGTGAATATGAGTTTGAGGTTGATGGAGAGAAACTTTACAGAATGTTTGATCATCAAATAACAATAAAATTATGAATGACAAACCTAAAAGAAAAAAAAGACCAAGAATAAAATACAATCCTAATGGCACTAGACTCAAAAACTTTAAAAAAGAATATTATTCAGGCAGGGATGAAAGCCGTAGAGCAACTAATTAAAGTAGCTAAGGAAGATATTATAAAATATGGTGAGGATGAAGATGAGTTAGCTGCAGATAGATTAAAAAATGCAGCAGCAACTAAAAAGTTAGCTATATTTGATGCGTTTGATATACTGACTAGAATAGAGAATGAAAAAAACTTAATGGAAATCGAGGAACGAGGTCCAAGTAAACTAGATACAAAACAAGGATTTGCAGAACGAAGGTCTTCATAATTTATATACAGTTCTAGAAGATTATATCCCTAAAGGTATACTCAAAAAAAAGAACAACAATAAGTCGTGGCAATATGGTTACGATGAAAAATATGATGTAGTTATTATATCCAAAACAGGAGAGATTGGAGAGGTATACGACATTAACGGATTAAGAATAGGATTGCCTAAATCTCCAAAGTCTCTTCAAAGAGACACAAACAAATGGAACAGAAAAGAGCTTCCAAAAGTTTTAGATAAAATTCAATCAATATTTCAATGGAATGAACATCCAAATACTTTTAAAGCACAATGGGTTGATTATATTGAAGAAGAGTTTGATAAAAGAGATCAAGGTTATTGGTTTGTAAATAATAATAAGCCTACATACATTACAGGTTCTCAGTATATGTATCTTCAATGGACAAAAATTGATGTAGGATATCCTGATTTTAGAGAAGCAAACAGAGTTTTTTATATCTATTGGGAGGCTTGTAAAGCAGACCCACGTTCTTTTGGAATGATATATCTAAAAATTAGACGTTCAGGTTTTTCATACATGGCTTCCGAAGAGTGTGCAAATATAGGAACGATATCTAAAAACTCTCGTATAGGAATTCTTTCTAAGTCTGGGTCTGATGCTAAAAAAATGTTTACAGATAAGGTTGTTCCAATTGTACGAAACTATCCTTTCTTTTTTAAGCCTGTTCAGGATGGTATGGATAAGCCTAAAACAGAATTAGCATTTAGAGTTCCTGCTTCTAAGATTACAAAAAAAAATATGTATGACCTAGATGACAATGTTATGGAGGGTCTTGATACTACGATTGATTGGAAGAATACAGATGACAACTCTTATGATGGGGAAAAGCTATTATTGTTAGCACACGATGAAAGTGGAAAATGGCTTAAGCCAAACAATATACAAAATAACTATCGTGTTACCAAGACTTGTTTACGATTAGGTAGGCGAATTATTGGTAAATGTATGATGGGTTCAACTTCTAATGCACTTAGCAAAGGTGGGGAAGAGTTTAAAAAACTTTACTACGATTCCGATCCTAAAAAAAGAAGTAACAATGGGCAAACAAAAAGCGGAATGTACTCTTTATTTATTCCAATGGAGTGGAACTTTGAGGGATATATAGATGAGCATGGTATGCCAATGGATGATGTTGTGGAGTATTGGGGTAATGAGGTTGATAGTTTAAAAAATGATGCTGATGCATTAAATGAATTTTACAGACAATTTCCTAGAACAGAGTCTCATGCATTTAGAGATGAAAGTAAACAGTCTTTGTTTAATCTTACTCGTATATATCAACAGATAGATTACAATGACTCTTTAATAAAAGAGCATCATACAACTAGGGGTTCATTTTCTTGGAAAAATGGAATTAAAGATACTGAAGTTATATGGACTCCTAATACTAGAGGTAGATTTTTAGTGGGATGGATTCCTCAAAAGAATTTACAAAACAGATATAAGAAAAATCATAGAGGAGATTTTTTCCCTTCAAACGAACACTTAGGTGCTTTTGGTTGTGATAGTTACGATATTTCAGGAACAGTTGGAGGCGGTGCTTCTAATGGTGCTTTGCATGGATTAACAAAGTTCAACATGGATGACGCACCAAGCAATCAGTTTTTTTTAGAGTATGTTGCCAGACCTCAAACTGCAGAAATATTTTTTGAAGAAGTTTTAATGGCTTGTGTATTTTATGGAATGCCAATATTGGTAGAGAACAATAAGCCGAGGTTGTTGTATCATTTTAAAAATAGGGGTTACAGAGGCTTTAGCATTAGTAGACCAGACAAACTTAAAAACAAGCTATCTAAGACAGAGAAAGAGCTTGGAGGAATACCTAACTCAAGTGAGGCGGTAAAACAAGCACACGCAGCAGCTATTGAGTCTTACATTGAAAGTAAAGTAGGTTTGATTGGTCCTGATGAAATGGGATATATGCCATTTAGTAGAACTTTAGAAGATTGGGCAAAATTTGATATTAGTAATAGAACTAAATTTGATGCATCTATTAGTTCAGGATTAGCTATAATGGCTTGTCAAAGACACCTTTATCAGCCTGTAAAAAAACAATCAAATATTATTGTTAACTTTGCTAGATATAGTAACAAAGGAAATCGTAGTGAAATAATTAAATAAATGAAAGACGTAAAGATAAATATCTCATCTATTGGTTTCCCAAGTCAGTTTGTTTCTGATTCTGAAAAAGCTTCAGATGAATTTGGACTGCAAATAGGTCAGGCTATTCAATATGAGTGGTTTAAAAAAGACTCAAATAGTTGTAGATTTTATAATCAATCAAGAGATTTTCAAAGACTTCGTCTTTATGCAAGAGGTGAACAGTCTGTTGCTAAATATAAAAATGAACTTTCAGTTGATGGAGATTTAAGTTATCTTAACTTAGATTGGACACCCGTTCCTATTATCCCTAAGTTTGTTGATGTTGTTGTTAATGGAATGAATGACAGGATGTTTGATGTTAAGGCATACGCAGAAGATGCAATGTCTCAATCAAAAAGAAGTAAGTATCAAGATATGATACAAGGTCAATCAGCAGCAAAAGACATTCTAGAGATTGTTCAAAAAGAAACAGGAGCAGACCCATTTGTTATGAACCCTGATGACCTTCCTCAAACTGATGAAGAGTTAAATTTATATATGCAGCTAAAATATAAGCCTGCTATAGAGATAGCTGAAGAGGCAGCAATTAATACTATTTTTACTGAAAACCATTATAACGATACTAGAAAAAGAATAGACTATGATTTAACAGTCTTAGGTATAGGTTGTGCAAAGCATGAGTTTTTACCAGGAGCAGGAGTTGAAATAAAGTATGTTGACCCTGCTAATATTGTTTATAGTTATACAGAAGACCCACACTTTAAGGATTGTTTTTATTGGGGTGAAATTAAAACCATACCAATAACAGAGTGTATGAAGATTGACCAATCTTTAACCAATGAGGATTTAGAAGAGATATCTAAATATTCTCAGTCTTGGTATGATTATTATAATGTATCTCAAGTTCAAGATAATGACTTGTTTCATAAAGACACAGTTACTCTTATGTATTTTAATTATAAGACCACAAAAAAGGTCGTGTATAAAAAAAGAATACTAGAGAATGGAGGGTCAAAAATTATTGAAAAAGATGACCAATTCAATCCACCTATCGAAATGATGGAGGAGGGTAGATTTGAAAAAATAGAAAAAACCATAGATGTTTGGTACGATGGTATCATGGTTATGGGAACAAGTATTATTTTAAAATGGGAGCTTGCTGAAAATATGGTAAGACCTAAGTCATCTCAGCAACACGCATTACCGAATTATGTAGCAGTAGCACCAAGAATGTATAAAGGAAGTATTGAATCCTTGACTAGAAGGATGATACCATTTGCTGATTTAATTCAAATTACACATTTAAAACTACAACAAGTTATTGCTAAAGTTGTACCTGATGGTGTATACATAGATGCTGATGGATTAAATGAGATAGATTTAGGAACAGGAGCAGCATACAACCCAGAGGATGCATTACGTATGTATTTTCAAACAGGTTCTGTTATTGGTAGGAGTTATACGCAGGATGGAGAGTATAATCAAGGTAAAGTTCCTATTAA